CTTGCCGCCATGGGATGGTGAAACAAGGGTCGAGGAGCTTTTCATCCAGTACCTGAAAGCCGACGATACCCCCTATGTCAGGGAGATAACCAGAAAAACGTTTGCTGCAGCGGTTGCCCGCATCTACCATCCGGGAACCAAGTTCGACAACGTCCTGGTGCTCGACGGAGAACAAGGTATCGGCAAAAGTACGATCGTGAAGGACCTGGTGGGCAGTGAATACTATTCCGAAACCCTCTCTTTGTCCGATATGGAATCCAAGGCGGGTGCGGAAAAGCTGCAGGGGGTGTGGATCGCAGAGATCGGGGAACTGGCAGGAATAAAGAAAGCCGACATCGAGAAGGTGAAGGCGTTCTTCTCCACATCCGACGACCAATACCGCCCCAGCTATGGCAAGGTGGTCGAAAGCCACCCTCGCCAGTGTGTGATCATTGCGACGGTCAACGGAGAACATGGGTACCTTCGCGATATCACCGGCAACCGCCGGTACTGGATCATCAAGTCCAACCTGGCTCGGCATAAGATGACCTGGCAATATTCCGAGGCGTATCGGACCCAGTTCTGGGCGGAAGCAAAGTCAATCTGGGAAAATGGCGAAAAACTATATCTCGAGGGAGACTTTCTGGAGGAGGCGGAGGAGGTCCAGAGCGAAGCCATGGAGATCGATGTACGCGAGGGTTACGTCAGGAATTACCTCGATTTTCTGCTCCCCGAGAACTGGGAAGCGATGGACCTCTATGCACGACGTGCATTCCTTTCCGAGAAGGACAGCGGCATGACGGTTAAAGGGACCGTCAGGAGAACCGTGGTCTGCAATATGGAGATCTGGTGCGAATGCTTCGGGAAGGACCCCGCCATGATCAGCAAGAACGACTCATACGGGATCACTGCCATCATGCAGAAGATCGAGGGCTGGGGCAAATACCAAGGAACAAAAACAGGAACGCGGTACTTCCCGATTTACGGAAAGCAACGCGCCTACGTTTTTCAGGGAACGGAACAACCTACAGAACGTTCCAAGCCTGTTCCAGAACTGGTTCCATTGGATTATGACGCAATCCCGTTCTGAGGAGCAGGTTTTGTGGCATCAGGAACAATGGAACAAGAATATCTATTACATAAGTGGAAGTAGATATACAGGGAATGAGTAAGGAGATGGGGGCGTATATACGCACGTGGGACTTTATAGGACCCCCTGTTCCTTTCGTTCCACTCGTTCCTTCGTTCCAAAGGGAGATTTGGAATGCTTGAGAAAGAGATCGAGTTGCAGCTGGTGATTGCTGTGAAAAAGATGGGAGGCCGTGCTGTGAAATTCATAAGCCCGGGCTTCGATGGAATGCCGGACCGATTGGTGCTGCTGCCTGGTGGCAAATGCGGCTTCGTGGAAGTGAAAGCCCCAGGGAAGCAACCCAGGGCTCTCCAACGGGTAAGGCATGAAATGTTGAGGGCCATGGGATTCAAGGCATACATGCTGGATTCCATAGAGCAGATTGAGGAGATCATCAATGACATATACACCGCATGACTACCAACAGTATGCGAGCGACTTTATAGAACAGCACCCCGTAGCAGCGGTTTTGCTTCAGATGGGACTTGGAAAAACGGTCATCACCCTGACGGCCCTTTCCAATCTCCTCTTCGATTCATTTCTGGTACGAAAGGTACTGATCATCGCGCCCCTTCGCGTTGCAAGGGACACATGGCCTGCCGAAATCGGCAAGTGGGATCACCTGGGGGACTTGATTCCTTCAGTAGCCGTGGGAAGTACCGCCGAGCGCCTTACTGCTTTGGAGCGCAAGGCTGACCTGTACATCATTAACCGTGAGAACGTGCAGTGGCTCATCGAGGAAAGCGCCCTGCCCTTCGACTTCGACATGGTGGTCGTCGACGAGCTCTCTTCGTTCAAGAACCACAGGTCGAAGCGCTTCCGAGCCTTGATGAAACGACGACCTTTGATTAAACGCATCGTGGGCCTGACCGGCACCCCGGCAAGCAACGGCCTGATCGACCTCTGGGCACAGTTCAAGCTGTTGGACAAGGGCGTGAGACTGGGAAGGTTCATTGGAGCTTATCGGGATGCGTACTTCAGGCCTGACAAGCGCAACGGACAAATCGTGTTCAGCTACAAGCCTGCCCCTGGTGCGGAGGAACGGATCTACCAGGCGATTGAGGATATCACTATTTCGATGAAGGCATCTGATCATATCAAGATGCCCGAGTTGGTGAGCACCGAGTACCGTGTCGCCCTCGACGATGATGAACGCGCAGTCTATGAGAAGCTTCGCAAGGAGCTGGTCCTGGATGCTGCAGGGGGACAGGTGACAGCAGCCAATGCCGCGAGCCTGTCGGGCAAGCTGCTGCAGCTGGCAAACGGCGCGGTGTACACCGATGACAGGAATATCATCAGCATCCATGAACGCAAGCTTGGTGCACTGGAGGACCTCATCGAGGCAGCCAACGGACAAAGCGTGCTGGTGGCGTATTGGTTCAAGCATGACCTGGCGCGGATCACAGGGAGACTGGAGAAATTTAGCGTGTCGTTTTCAACTCTGGATACGAGCGAAAGCCTGATGAGGTGGAATAAGGGAAAACTGCAGGTTGGGCTCATTCACCCGGCATCCGCAGGACACGGGTTGAATCTCCAAGGCGGAGGGAGCTTCCTGGTCTGGTTCGGCCTGACCTGGAGTCTTGAGCTCTACCAGCAGACGGTGGCACGCCTCTGGCGCCAGGGGCAGAAGTCCGAGACTGTGGTGGTACAGCACATCATCACCGAAAAGACCATCGACGACCGTATCATGCAGGTCCTCTCGGGCAAGGCTCAAACCCAGGACGCCCTCATCGAAGCGGTGAAGGCTGAACTAATCGGGGGTACGCAATGACCGAGGCAAGCATGAGGCAGCTGGCTGCAGCAATCGTGGACCGAGCAGTGATGGACTGGCAGAAGGCAGTAACCCAATTGGAGGACAATCCCGACTACCAGCATGCATGGTCGACAAAGGATGAGATCGAGAGATTCTTCGAGAGTGAGTGGTTTAATTTCCTCTGCGAGATCAACCCCGACTTCACCAAGATTCACCTACAGGAGGTAAGAGCATGAACGCAAAGGAATATCTGTCACAGGCATGGTATCTGGACAAGCGCATCAAGACCAAGGAACGCCAGCTCGATTGGCTCAGAAGCCATGCCGTCTACGTCTCCCCCAGACTCTCAGAAGTACCGAAGGCTCCGTCGATCAAGCGCTCTCCCGTCGAGGAGGCAGTGGTGCGCATCATGGAACTGGAGACAGAGATTAACAACAGTATCGCCCAGCTGATGCAATTGAAACAGGAAATTGGAAGAGCTATAAGAAGTGTCAATAGCATGGAATGCGAGACGTTGCTGGAGATGCGATACCTCACATTCTTAGGTTGGGATCAAATTGCGTCTCAGCTGAACTACAGCCAGGACTATATCTACCACCTGCACAGGAAAGCACTGGGATTGGTGAGGGTGCCATTTATATCCACGTCTTATACTTCATAGATAAGCAATATTTTTGTTTATCTTGACTTTATTATAATTTATAAGGATACTGTCTATATCCAATAAAGGAGAATATTTATGTTATTATCATTTCAAATAAAAAATTACAGATCAATACTTGATTTAACTCTCCCCATGACATACGCAGAAAAAAAGGCTCCTAATGGGTATAGACAGATGGAACTGTTGCCCTTCCTTGAAAAAAATGAAGTGAGGACCATTCCTTGCCTAGCCATATATGGTGCGAATGCCTCGGGAAAGTCAACAATTATAAAAGCGTTCGCATCACTTGTCGGGATCATCAGAAATAAATACAACCCAAAAGCGACCTTACCAAATAAGCTGCACCCTAATAACGACATTACCTCATTCATGTTGGAATTCATGGGCGGAGACAGGAAATTCCAATATTTGTTGGAAGTTGACAGGAAGGAAATCGTTGCCGAAAAACTTATAGAGAATGGAGAAATAATTTTTTCTATCAACAACAGAACAACCATGTTCACTAAGTTATCTACAGAGGTTTACCCGTCGAAGAAGCTGGACACTATATTCTCGGTAGAATGCTTAGATCAGGAGCGTCTGTTCAGAACTCCTTTCATCACTGTGGTTGGTAAAAATTATGCAGGTTTAAATGAATCAATGGCAGATGCATTTGGTTTCATGAGCAACAACCTCGAAGTGCGTTCAGACAATGCATTCCCTTTCACACTCGGATTGGACAAACTGGCAAATACAGATGATGAGAAAGAATTACAAAGGGCTTTCAAAGAGATTGTTACAATCCTCAGAAAATTGGACATCGACATTACACGCATGGAGTACAAACGGGATGAAGTAAAGGATGCAAATATTGCAATTCCATCTGAAAGGTATGAATTACGATTTACAAAAAACAGTATCACTTCAACAGAAATTAATTCTTACCATAAAGATGTTCTTGGAAATGAAGTTCAGTTCAATTTCAGGGACGAATCTGCAGGTACACAACGTATTGCATGTTTGCTAGGTGTAGTCTTGGCAGTATTAAGGTCAGGAACCGTACTGGTCGTTGATGAGTTGGGAAATTCCCTTCACCCCTTCCTGTTGGCAGAAATTGTGCGGATGTTCAAGGACAAGAGATACAATACATCAAATGCACAGCTGATTTTCACTGCACACAATACTGATATAATGGAACAGGACATGATGAGAGTTTCTGAGATTGGCTTCGTGAACAGGACAATGAAGAAAGGTACAACATTTAGTCGCGTCTCAGAGTTCAAGGGAATCAGGAATGTGACTAATTTCAGAAAACAGTATCTAGAGGGAATTTTCTCAGGAATTCCCTATCCATATATTTAAATTGGATGGATGATATATGTACGTACCAAACAAAATCATTATTGTAGTATGTGAAGGTCCCTCGGAGAGAGCTTACCTCCAAGAGATGAACCGGTATTTTGATGAAGAAAGTATTCCGATAAATTTCATCCCCATGTCTTCAGGTGGAGGAGATTACGTAAATATAGAAAAAAAATTCAGGGCAGTGAGAAAAGGTAATCACAGATCTGAGATTCTGATTTGGGCGGATTGGGACATTTACCAGCGTAACAACCACTCGAATATGGAGCATTATCAGAGTAAACCTGAGGATATCCCTGATTTTCTCTTTTCCCGTAAAAATTTTGAAGATTTTCTCTCAATGCACTGTGATCGATCTGAAATGAACAAATGGATTGCCTCCTGTGTTGGAAGAAATCATTTTATCACCCCCTCACATAGCAGCGAATACATTCCGGACTTTATCACTTTCATTGGTGGGCGCTACGAGAAAGGTGACATGCCGATTGAAATCACCGATCATTCTCTTAACAACTTAAAAACACACCAAAATGATCCATCCATCCCATTCAAATGTGATTTTGCAAAAGTATTGTTTGAATTGATAGATGCTGCAGGATGTACCTAGAGTCTCTTATGGAAACCATCATACCTGCCAGGGGAGTCAACCCTGTACCTAATCGTTATATTATCAGAAAATAACAGTTGTGCTCAGTTCGCCTTTCACGCTACTGTACACTCAGACAAGTCCAATCGAGAGCTCGGGAATTCCTCCCGGGCTTTCTTTTTGCCCTAAGGAGATCCTCTCATGCCCTACAAGCCCAAGCGACCGTGTAGCCACCTAGGCTGTCCACGACTCACCGAAGGTCGGTACTGCGAGGAGCATGCGAAAGAGGCTGCGAGAATCTACGAACGACATCAACGGGATCCGGGAACCAGCAGACGCTATGGATCCTCCTGGAAGAAGGTTCGGAAAAAGTTCCTAGCCGAGCATCCCTTCTGCGAGCTGTGTCGCAGGCAGGGAAGACTGACACAAGCAACGGTTGCCCATCACATCACTGCTACCAGATATGGCGGTACTGATGACGATGAGAACCTCATGGCGCTATGCCAACGGTGTCACTCGGCCCTCCACGGGCGACAGAGAGACAGATGGAACGTTAAAAAGTAACTATTTATAGCGTCTACCCTAGGGGTATCTGAATCTCTACACCATATATGGTGTACAACGGGCAGGGGCAATCACGCGGAAAAATTGGAATTCAAACGGGGGATTGACCCCCTCATCATACGAAGGCGGTGCAACATGGCAAAAGACGGCACCAACCGTGGCGGTGCCCGCGTCGGTGCAGGGAGGAAACCCAAGGCTCTTTCAGAAAAAATTCACGAAGGCAAAGCTGCCCGCGTGGTGCAATTGCCCGAGGCTCTCGAGCTACAAGGCGCGGACATGCCTGAAGTCAAATATTACATGACGGTCAGTCAGAAGAGTGGCATTGAGCTCGATGCTGCAGAGGTTTACGAGGAAACCTGGAACTGGCTCAAAGCAAGGCGGTGCGAGGAATTGGTAAGCAGCCAGATCATACACCAGTACGCGATGGCTGTAGCCAGATGGATCCAGTGCGAGATGGCCGTCAGCGAATACGGCTTCCTCGCCAAGCACCCGACCACCGGTGCTGCAATCGCTTCTCCGTATGTGGCGATGAGCCGTGAATACATGAAACAGGTGAACCAGATCTGGTACCAGATATTCCAGATCGTAAAGGAAAACAATGCCACATCATACCAAGGAGCAAATCCTCAGGATGACCTGATGGAACGCCTGCTCACCGCACGTCGGTAGCACTGAACAATCAAACAACCAAAGGAATTCAAACATGAAGAACCACCTCACTTCCGAGAGTGTCTGCCAGGGACATCCCGACAAACTGTGCGATTACATCGCAGACTCGATTCTCGATGCATGCCTTTCCATCGACGAGTACTCGCGCGTGGCCTGCGAGGTCATGGCCACCAAGGGCCGGATCATCGTAGCCGGTGAGATCACCAGCCGCACCAAGGTCAATGTAAGGGAAACCGTACGTACGGCCCTCTCCGAAAGCGGCTACAATCCCAAGGAATTCACTATCAGTGTATTTTTGCACAACCAGAGTTCAGACATCGCAGGCGGCGTCGACACAGCCATGGAGGTCAGGGATGCCGAGGGTAAGGTGGATGAATTGGGAGCCGGGGATCAGGGCACGGTGTATGGCTATGCAACCGATGAGACACCCACATTCCTCCCATTGCCGCTCGAGCTTTCGCATCGCATCTGCCGCACCCTGGACGAGCAGCGCAAGAACGGAACCATAATCGGCATCCGTAGCGATGGCAAGGCACAGGTGTCGGTGGAGTACGAAAATGGCAAGCCCAAAAGGGTGGCGGCGATCATCGTCTCGGTGCAACATGCGCGTGATAAGAACTTGGATACCCTCAAGGGAGAGATCATCAAGCAGGTACTCTACCCTGCCTGCAGCGATTTTCCCTTCGATGCGCACACACGCATCCTCATCAACCCATCGGGTCGTTTCGTCGAGGGTGGCCCCGGTGCCGATACCGGCCTGACCGGGCGCAAGATCATGGTCGATACCTACGGAGGCCTCGCCCTGCATGGAGGAGGAGCCTTCAGCGGCAAAGATGCAACCAAGGTCGACCGAAGCGGAGCCTACATGGCACGCATGATTGCCAAGAACATCGTGGCAGCCGGCCTTGCCAAACGCTGCGGGGTAGCAATCTCTTATGCCATCGGAAAAGCCGAACCAGTCGCGGTTAATGCACACACCTTCGCTACAGGAAAGTACGACGACGAGCAGCTCACCGAAGCAGTTCTCACAGTTTTCAGCCTCAAACCGAGCGACATCATCGAGGAGCTGGGGCTTCGCAGCCCGATTTACAGCCTCACCTCTTGCTACGGACATTTCGGTAATGCGCTCTTTGCGTGGGAACAGGTGAGCAAGCGGTATATGCAGGCGCTCAGAGGCGAACTGGAAATCCACGACTGAAAGGAAATACACCATGAGAATCCAGAAGATGAGACTGTCGGATCTGAATCCGGCAACATACAACCCACGCAAAGCGCTCAAGAGCGGTGATCCTGAGTATGAGAAACTCAAACGATCGCTGGAGCAATTTGGCTATGTCGAACTTATCGTGATCAACGTCGCTAACGAAAATACCGTCATATCCGGCCACCAAAGGCTGAATGTTCTCAAGGACATGGGAGTAGCCGAAGAGGACTGCATCATAGTCGAACTAGATACAGACAAGGAGAAAGCCCTCAATATTGCCATGAACAAGATCAGCGGCGAATGGGACAAGGACAAGCTGGCACTTCTTATCACCGAGTTGCAGGGTCAGGACTTCGATGTCTCGCTCACCGGATTCGATCCGGCCGAGATCGACGACCTGTTCAAGGACTCGCTTGCCGACGGTGTGCATGACGACGACTTCGATGTGAACGGCGAGCTAGAGAAGCCCGCGATCACCAAAGCCGGGGACCTCTGGAAACTGGGAAGGCATCGCCTGGTATGCGGAGACAGCACCAAAGTCGAGACCTTCTACCTTCTCATGGCAGGGAACAAGGCGAACCTGGTGGTCACCGATCCGCCCTACAACGTCAATTACGAGGGACAGGCGGGCAAGATCAAGAACGACCATATGGCAAACGATGCATTCGCCCAGTTCCTGCTCGATGCCTTCACCAACACTGCAGAGCATATGGCGGACGATGCCTCCATCTATGTGTTCCATGCCGATACCGAAGGGTTGAACTTCCGCAAAGCCTTCAGCGAGGCGGGCTTCTACCTCTCGGGAACCTGCATCTGGAAGAAGCAATCGCTGGTGCTCGGACGCTCTCCGTATCAATGGCAGCATGAGCCGGTGCTCTTCGGATGGAAGAAGAAGGGCAAGCACCAGTGGTACACCGGGCGTAAGGAATCAACCATCTGGGAATTCGACAAGCCAAAAAAGAACGGCGAGCATCCCACGATGAAGCCGGTGGCCTTGATCGCCTATCCGATCATGAATTCGTCGATGAGCAACACGCTGGTGCTCGATCCGTTCGGCGGCAGTGGCAGCACCCTGGTCGCCTGCGAGCAGACCGAGCGGGCTTGCTGCACCATCGAGCTGGACGAGAAGTACTGCGATGTGATCGTCAAACGCTATATCGAGCTTGTCGGATCCTCAACCGACGTCACCGTGCAACGCGACGGATTGGATTATGCCTACGAGGAAGTCGCCTCCGAGGAGGCCTCGGATGGATGAGCTCACCCTGGTCGCAACCCTCGCGGTGTGCCTGTTTGGCTCGGGCGGCATCGTGCTGTGGCTGCTCAACCGCATGGCCAAGAGAAGCGACGATCGCCTGGGCTATGCAAAGGACCTCATGGAGATCAAGACCACTATCGGTAGGATCCAGATGGGCTTGGTCATGGCATTGGAGAACGACAAGGTCATCTTCAAGTCGCTACGAACCCATGAGATCAACGGAGAATCCGAGGAGCAGGAGAAGAAGATGGACGATTACTTTCTGTCGCTGCTTGGTAGCAAGGGGGAGAACAGATGATCCTCAGTGCCATATTGCTCGCATTCGCCGCCTTTTTAGGCTTGGTGATGGAGCTCTACAAGAAGGGCCTTCGTCGCGACAGGGCAAGCGAGAACGAGATCAAGCTGGTCGCCCTCGCCTACTCGGCTATCCTTGCGTACGTGACTTACCGGGTCGCTCCAGTATCCACGCCGGTAGGAGAGCTGAAGGCCACACCCTACCTGGTGGTCCTGTACACCGTTGCGATCTATCTGCTTCAGCTTCCTGCGTGCATGGCGTTCTGGAAACCACTGGTAAAGAAGTTCATGGAGAGAAAAGTCGATGAATGAAATCATGCAGATGCTGATCCTCATCATCCTGGGATTGTTGGGGATCACACGCTTGCAAGCACACATGACCAAGGGCCTGAAAAAGGATATCCAGAAAGAGCGGGATACGGTGAAGAAAAGAGAACAGGAATTGGAGAAGATCGATGAAGTACAGCAGAAGATCACCATCATCGAACAAGAACAGCCGCCTGAAACGATTGAGCCTCCCCAGCGTGGTGATACTGCTGGCCGTCTTGATCGTCTCAACCGGCTGCACAAGCGTGCCAACAGTAGAGGAGAATGATCCGTATCGCCAGGTCCTGGTCTCGATGGCTCCCGAAGCTCCGACAATCCCTGTTTTTCCTACATTGAGTTGGTCATACGAGAACGGCCTCTACTGCATAGCAGAGGCGGATGCCGACAAGCTTCTGGATTATGGGGAGAATGCGCTACCGCTGTTTGCCCACCGCTATAGTCAGTATCTGCGCCAGATGCGCCTCATCTTGGATGAATTGGTAAGGCCCTAGGACAAAGGACTTGCTATTCATGCAAAGCTGAGCGATCAATGCACACTACACGGAGGATATACATGGATGAGATGAACCGTAAGAGAGTCGAGGTCCTTAGGAAGCAATACCCGATTGGGTGCACGATCGAGCTAGTGAGCATGGACGATGAGCACGCACCGTCCAAGGGGACTAAAGGGAAGGTAATCCATGTGGACGACATCGGCACTATCCACGTTGCATGGGAAACCGGCTCGACTTTAGGGGTAGTGCCGGGGGTCGACATGGTGCGAAAACCGAACGAAGAAATACCGATAAAATAGTGTATCTTATTTACATATATACACTTGCTATATATTCCTCTTTGAGTGATTACTACAGTACGAAGAAAAACACACCAAAGAGAGGTAGCGAGCATGGACAAGGCAACACGGTTCGGCATTGAGATCGAAATGACAGGCATCACCCGCAAGGACGCCGCCCTAGCGGCCCAGACGGTCCTCGGTGGGGAGCTGTTCTATGGTGGCTCCTACTACGACACCTACGAACTGCAGACCTTTGACGGCAGGAAATGGAAGTTCACCTACGACGGATCCATCCGATGCGAAACCAAGACCCGAGGGATCAAAGAGAGTGCATCGCGACTGTACAGCGTCGAGCTGGTCAGCCCGATCCTCACCTACGAGGCCGACATCGAAAGCCTGCAGGAGATCATCAGAGCCCTTCGCAAGGCCGGGGCCTTTACCAACAACTCCTGCGGCATCCACATCCACCTCGATGGAGCATCTCACACCCCGCGCTCGATCCGCAACTTCGTGAACATCATCGCCTCGCGCAACGACCTCTTCTACAAGGCCCTCGGTATAGAGGCAAACCGGGCACGGTATTGCAAGAAGATGGACGAGCACCTTGTGGCGACCATGAACCGCAAGAAGCCTACCAGTTTCAGTGCCATCGAGAGCATCTGGTACGAAGGCTACCAAGGAAACCGGGATGCCCATTACCACCAGAGCCGCTACCATTTCTTGAATCTGCACTCCTTCTTCCACGGACACCATACCGTGGAGCTGAGGGGCTTCAACAGCACGCTCCACGCCGGAGAGGTCAGAAGCTACATCGCCTTAGCCCTCGCATTGAATACACAGGCGCTCAAGCAAAGTTCGGCGAGCACCAAGAAACCACAGGCTGAAAACGAAAAGTTCGCGATGCGCACCTACCTCAACCGTATCGGCTTCATCGGCGACGAGTTTAAAGCCTGCCGCGAGCATCTGTGCAAGAGACTCTCGGGCTCGGCCGCTTGGCGCAGGCGGGTTGCCGCCTGAATGGTAGACCTCTTGAGACCTTAGGGGCGGGACGACCGCCCTTGGGGTGGTAGAAGACCAATTGAAGGAGTGTAACAACGATGAAGAAAGTCTATCTGGCCTATGGAAGCAATCTGAACCTCGAGCAGATGGGATACCGATGCCCCGATGCCGCGGTCATCGGAACAACGGTACTACCCGACCACCGGCTCCTTTTCAGGGGAGGCCGTCATAGCGGTGTGGCCACCATTGAGATGAAACGGGGTGCAAGCGTCCCGGTGCTGCTTTGGCAGATCACCGAACGATGCGAGAAGGCCTTGGACCGATACGAGGGATACCCGCACCTGTATCGCAAGAAGAAGCTGATGGTACCATTCGACGGCGATGAATTGGTGGTGATGGCCTACGTCATGAACGAAGGGCCCCCTCTGGCGATGCCGGATGCCTATTACTATGCGACCATCCTTGAAGGCTACCGCGACTGCGGCTTCGATGAGAGTATCCTCAAGCAGGCGGTGATGGATACCATGGAGGCTTTCGATGACTGAACAGGTCAAACAACAAATTCTCCAAGTACGCGATAGCGGCCTGACAAACATGTTCGATCTCCCTGCGGTGAAGTGGATGGCAATCAGGATGGGCCTTGCCGATCTGGCTTATTACTTGGGCGAAGGCAATACCACCGAGTATGCCCACTTCATCCTCACCGGCGAAGGCTGACAAGAGCCTCTTTACCGCCCTATCGAAGACCCTCCGGGGTCTTCTTTTCGTATAACCAGGAATGCCATGAAACAACTGAAGAAATACAAGCCCACCCCGTTCATGGACAAGGACTCGACCTACGACAAGACCCTGGCCGACCATGCGGTGGCCTTCATCCAGTGCCTCTGCCATACCAAGGGAGTGTGGGCGGGAAAGCCCTTCCTACTGCTGCCGTGGCAGGAGCAGATCATCCGCGACTTGTTCGGTATTGTGAAAGCCGACGGATACCGGCAGTTCAACACCGCCTACATCGAGATCCCAAAAAAGAACGGCAAGAGCGAACTTGCCGCCGCGGTGGCACTGCTGCTGACCTGCGGAGATTTAGAGGAACGCGCCGAAGTCTATGGATGCGCAGCCGACCGCCAGCAAGCCTCGATAGTATTCGAAGTGGCAGCGGACATGGTGCGCATGTGCCCCTCGTTGAACCGGCGTGTGAAGATCCTTGCCGCTACCAAGCGCATCGTGTACCTGCCGACCAACAGCTTTTATCAGGTGCTGAGCGCCGAAGCCTACTCCAAGCACGGATTCAATATCCACGGGGTGGTCTTCGACGAACTGCACACCCAACCGAATAGAAAGCTTTTCGATGTCATGACCAAGGGTTCGGGGGATGCCAGGGCACAGCCGTTGTTCTTTTTGATCACCACCGCTGGCACCGACCAGCATTCGATCTGCTACGAGCAACATCAGAAGGCCAATGATATTCTCGAGGGAAGAAAACATGACAAGACCTTCTACCCGGTGATCTATGGAGCCGATGAAAACGACGACTGGACGGACCCGAAGACCTGGAAGAAGGCCAATCCATCGCTAGGACATACCATCGCTCTAGAAAAGGTAAAGGCAGCTTGTGAAAGCGCACGTCAGAATCCCGCCGAAGAGAACAGCTTCCGCCAGCTTCGACTCAACCAATGGGTCAAGCAAGCCATCCGCTGGATGCCGATGGAGAAATGGGACCTCTGTGATTTTCCAGTGGATGAGACGGCATTGGAAGGAAGGATTTGCTACGGAGGACTCGATCTTTCCTCCACCACCGATATCACCGCCTTCACCCTGATATTCCCTCCTCGGGATGAAGACGACAAGTTCTGCGTGCTGCCCTACTTCTGGCTTCCCGAGGAGACCCTCGACCTACGCGTGAGGCGCGACCATGTGCCCTACGATGTATGGGAGCGCGAAGGGTTCATCCAGACCACCGAAGGGAACGTGGTCCACTATGGGTATATCGAAACCTTCATCGAGGATCTGGGTAAGAGATACAATATCCGTGAGATCGCCTTCGACCGCTGGGGAGCGGTGCAGATGGTACAGAACCTCGAGGGCATGGGCTTCACGGTGGTTCCCTTTGGCCAGGGCTTCAAGGACATGAGCCCACCGACCAAGGAACTAATGAAACTGGTGCTCGAACGCACCTTCGCCCATGCGGGGCACCCGGTGCTCCGCTGGATGGTGGACAACATTTTCATCCGTACCGATCCGGCGGGAAACATCAAGCCCGACAAACAGAAGTCCACCGAGAAGATCGACGGTGCGGTGGCTGCAATCATGGCACTGGATCGGGCGATCAGGTGCGGCAACGAAAGCCGTGAATCGGTCTACGAGAACCGGGGCATCCTATTCATCTGATCACTTGGTGAATTCAAGAATTGGGCCATCAAAGAAACGAGTTGCTGTATTGATGCCGTGCATGTTCACCGTGCATCGAGGTTTCTGACTTTTATAATCGAGAATGAATTTGAAAACATAACCCATCAAGCCTCCGATTGATTGACTCTCCTGCGCGGAAACCTTGAAGGATTCGGAATCTTCGACATCCCGATCAAAAAAAGTCATAAGGCTCTTGACCGGTGGTACACCGAGGTCATTGGCAAAAGCGATGCAGGACATCTTCACAGGATCCCCTATGGTCCTCATGCAAAAATCCCAAACAAGGCCTGAACCAATCATCGGTGATGCATTCTGATAAGCCTCCTTCGCAAAACCCGTGTTGATTCTCTCGATGATATACATAGTCGACACAGTTATTTTCGCTCTCATTCTTCATCCTCCTTATTCAAGGCAACCCTACAGTTGACTGTAGATTCAACTCTACACCCGATAGTGTTGGATGTCAATATTCGACTACGTTATTTTTTTATCATTCGATTTTGGAGACTAAGCCATGAATCCCTTCCATGGAATTTTTTTACGCTCACGCGACAAGCCACAAAACAGGACCAGTGGGTCCTCATACAGCTTCCTTTTCGGAGGATCGACATCCGGCAAGGCGGTGAACGAACGCTCCTCGATGCAGATGACGGCGGTCTACGCCTGCGTGCGTATCCTCGCCGAGGCGATCGCGGGGTTGCCACTCCATCTGTATCGCCATGGGGAGAACTCGAGCAAACAGAAGGCGAAGGATCATCCGCTGTACACCCTGCTGCACAGCGAACCCAACGCGGAGATGACCAGCTTCGTATTTCGCGAAACGCTGATGACCCACCTGCTGCTCTGGGGCAACGCCTATGCGCAGATCATCCGTAACGGCAAGGGCCAGGTGGCCGCGCTGTATCCGCTGATGCCCAACCGCATGCAGGTCGACCGCGACAAGCACGGCAAGCTCTACTACCAATACACCACCAGCGCCGAGGACGCTCCCACCATACAGGGAAACTCGGTGGTGCTGGATGCATCCGAGGTGCTGCACATCCCGGGACTCGGTTTCGACGGGTTGGTGGGCTACTCGCCGATCGCGATGGCCAAGAACGCCATCGGCATGGCGATCGCCTGCGAGGAGTACGGGGCGAAGTTCTTCGCCAACGGGGCCGCCCCAAGCGGGGTGCTGGAGCATCCGGGAACGGTGAAGGACCCTACCCGCCTGCGCGATACGTGGCAGGGCCAGTTCGGCGGCTCGTCCAACTCTCACAAGGTTGCGGTGCTCGAAGAGGGAATGAAATACACACCGATTTCGATATCGCCCGAGCAGGCGCAGTTCCTGCAGACGCGCAAGTTCCAGATCAACGAGATCGCACGCATCTTCCGCGTCCCTCCGCACATGGTGGGGGACTTGGAGAAGTCCTCGTTCAGCAACATCGAGCAGCAGTCGCTGGAGTTCGTCAAATACACCCTCGACCCGTGGGTCATCCGCTGGGAGCAAGCCCTTTCGCGTGCACTGTTGGCATCTGATGAGAAGCACACGCACTTCTTTCGCTTCAACGTCGAAGGGCTGCTGCGTGGTGATTACCAGAGCCGCATGGGCGGCTATGCCACCGCACGCCAGAACGGATGGATGAGTGCAAACGATATCCGAACTCTGGAGGACATGGATCTCATCACCGACGAGGACGGAGGAAACCTCTATCTCATCAACGGAAACATGCTCCCCCTTTCGCGGGCAGGGGCATTCGCAGACAAGTTTACGGACACATCCCAGGAGGAAACCGATGAAGAACAAGAAGTTCTGGCAATGGAAAAACCAGAGCGAAGGCGAAGGCAGAGCGAGAATCCTTGAGCTTTCGGGCACGATCGCCGAGGAGAGCTGGTTCGATGATGATGTCACCCCCGAGCAGTTCAA